AGAATCGCAAGGGCAAATAAATCAACTAATTACAGAGGATAGCAATTTTTTAGATAATCTAAACAAACAATACTTTTTTCAAGTAAGGGCAGAAAGCGCTATAAATATTTCATTTAATTGCAGCTATGAGCAAACAGGATTGATATACGGAACGCCAAGCGTTTTTGGTCAAAATATTTATACATCTTCAGCAAGCGTTGTTTTATCAGATGAAATTAACATGATAAATTACGTTCCTAAAATGAAGGTAGCAGATTTCTTTGCAGGCATCCTCAAGATGTTTAATTTAACTTGTTACGGAACAGAGGCAGACAAGTTTCAAATCGAACCAATAGCAGATTGGTATAATAAAGGCGCTGTTGTGGATATTACAGAATATACAGATATTGAAAGCATAAATATAAACAGAGTAAAACTGTTTAAAAACATAAGCTTTGAATATGAGGAAAGCGAAAGCGCAACAAATACAATATTTAGAGATTTAACAAGCAGAGGCTACGGAAACACGAGGCAATCATTCAGTTATGATGGCGGAGACTTCAGTGTAAAGCTACCTTTTGAGAATCTCATGATGCAGAAATTTCAAGGTACTAACCTACAAATAGGCGAAGCATTAAATGCAGATGGCAATCAGTACACGCCAAAGCCTGTTATATTATACCAATATGATAACCTAGATACGAGCTTTAGATTTACGGATAACACAACGCCTGAAGAATTAATAACTTACGTTCCTTTTGGGCAAGACTTGCTATATCAAAACGTAAACTATACGCTAAACTTCAATGCAGATATTAGTACGCTCCTGGATGCTATTGTGCCAAATACTTTATACAGCGTTTATTATCAGCCTTACCTTAGCAATCTCTTTAATCTCAAGAACAGAGAAACAAGCGTAAAAACCTATTTGCCGATTAGCTTGCTTACAAACCTTAAGCTAAATGACAGGCTCGTAATCAGAGACAAGCGATACATCATTAATGACATGAAGTCTAACATAACCACAGGCCAAGTTGATTTTGTTTTATTGAATGATTTTACTGAGGTTATCGGAGAGGGCGGAGGTAAGCCTCCTGTGCCTATTCAGCCATCAGACCAAGCGCAATGTATTGATGTGCGCATATTATTCCCTAATGGAACAAATAATGCAACCATAACGACAACGGATGCAGGGGTAACAATAACGCCAAGTACATTATCAACAGATGGAACGGTTGAGGTTTGCATTCCTGATAACCCTAATACATTAGATTTACTTGTTACTGAGGACGATGCTAATTACATAAACTCGGAGGATTTTATAAGGCTAAGAACAGAGCAAGGCGAAATACAGATTTATACGATTACAGTTACTTATGATTATCCTGATGGAACGCAAGTAGCAAACCAAATATTTATACAACAACAACCATAATGCTAAAGAACATAATAGACTTACTACAGATAGACGATTTTATAGAGGAAAGCTATAACATACAAATAGCAAAAGGTTTATACGCAATGCCAAAAGGAATTAAGGAAACTTACAAGCAAAAGAAGCGAGAGCAGGTTATAAAAAAACGAGTAAAAAAAATTCTTAAATAATGGCAACAAATAAGACAGTTACTTTAGAGGCAAAAACTAAAGGATTTGACGAGGCAGAAAAGCAAATTGAGGATGTAGCAAAAGCAGCAAAGGTTGCTAATGATTCTGTAGAAGGCTTAAACAAAACCTTTGAAGAAGTCTACGGAGAAATACAGCCGCTTACTACAAGAATGGGCGAGGCTGAAGATAGGCTTTACGAACTCGCTGCGGCAGGAGACACCGCAAGTAGAGAATACCAAGAACTTTTAACAAAAGTTGGAGATTATCGCAAGGTGCAAATACAAACAGATTTAGCTGTAGATTCAGCAGCTACTACTTTAGGCCAAAAGCTAGGCGGCGCTTTAACAGGAGCTACAAGCGGATTTGCAGCGGTGCAGGGCGTAATGGGTTTAGTAGGTGGCGAATCGGAGCAACTTGAAAAAGCATTGCTTAAAGTACAAAGCGCTCTAGCCATTCAGCAAGGCGTTCAAGGAATACGTGAAGCAATACCTTCCTTTAAACAGTTTGGAAGCGTTGCAGTAAAAGCATTTAAAGGCATGACAGCAGCATCCAAAGCTTTTGCCTTAACAGGAATTGGCGTTGTTATAACTGCAGTAGCAGCGCTTAGTTATGCTTTAAATAAATTAGAAGAACAAGAACAAAAAGCAGAAGAGGCAAGAGAACAGCGCCATAAAAATGAAATATATCGTCTTGAGAAAGAATTAGCTAAAAGAAGAAATCAGCAGCAAGAGTTAAGCAACCAATTAGATGCCGAACAGGAGGCAAGGGAGCAAAATGTAAGGCTTTTACAAGCGCAAGGTAAAGATATTGCAGAAGCAGAATTACAGGCGGCTATTGGATTTATTGAAAATGTAGAAGCAAAAGGCAAAGCTGCGGCAGAACAATACAGGATCCTAGAAAAAGAATACAAAAAGTTAACATTCGCAGAACAGATTGGCGAAAAAGGAGAGATTAACAAAAAAGAACGCGAGGCTTTAATGACTCAAATGCTAGAGCTAAAAAAAATACAAGAAAAAGCTTTTGACAATATTGAAATACTAGAAGCGAAGCAAGAAACAAACCGTAGAAACAAAAGAAAAGAAAATAATAAGGCTGCAAGAGATGCTGCAAAATTACAAGCAGAAAAACTTGCAGAAATAGAAAGGCAACGTTTGCAAAATATTCAAGACTTAGAAAATTCTTTTTTAGATGAGCTTGAAGCAATTGCGGAACAAAACTTTCAAAACACTTTAACAGAGCAAGAGCAGGAAGAGCTAGCGGTACAAGACAAATATTTTAGGCTTGAAACTTTAGCAGCAGATAATGCGGAAGCCTTAAAGGAAATAGAAATAGCAAAAGCAAACGAGCTTAATGATATAAATTTAAAATATGGTCAAGAAGCACAAGACCAACAGGATGCTTTAGATGCAAAAGCTATTGAAAATGCCAAAGCTGTAGCAGATACAAAAAAGGCAATCAGAGACGCTGAGTTTGCTAATATTGAGGCAGGCATAAACCTTGCTAAATCTTTATTTGGAGATAATAAAAAATTACAAGCTGCAGCATTAATTGCTGAGAATGCAGTAGGTATTGCAAAAACAATCATAAACACGCAAGCAGCAAACGCAGCAGCTGTCGCTCAGGGTACAGCTTTAGCTATACCATCAGCAGGAGCATCAGTTGCAGCAGCATCAGCAGCGGTATTGCAGAATAATATTTCAGCAGGTATTAGTATTGCGGCATCAATAGCAGCAACAGCGCAAGGCCTTAGCTCGCTAGGAACAGGAGGCAATACAGGTGGCGGAGATTTGCCTGCAGGTGGAGGCGGAGGCGGTGCGCAAACTCCTAATTTTAACGTTGTCGGAGACTCAAACGTCAATCAACTCGCTGAATTACAGCAGCAGCCTGCTCAGGCCTATGTCGTCAGCGGAGAGGTTACAACAGCTCAAGCGCTAGATAGGAATAGAGTACAAAATGCAACACTTTAAATAAAATTAAGTTATATAAACATGAGAATAGTAGAGCTAATTATTGACGAGAATGACGAGGCTAGCGGTATTGATGCGATAAGTCTAGTCAACACCCCTGCGATTGAAAGTAACTTCATTGCGCTAAATAAACACGAATTATTATTGAAGGAAATAGACAGTGAGAAACGCATCCTCATGGGTCCTGCGCTCATTCCTGACAAATCTATTTATAGACGCTCAGAATCAGGCGATGAATACTATATATACTTCAGCAAAGATACCGTACGAAAGGCTAGCGAGTTATTCTTTAAAAAGTCAAACCATCAGAATGCTACCTACGAGCATGAGAGAAAAATCGACAACATGACTATTGTTGAATCCTGGATTGTTGAGGATCCTGCAAAAGACAAGACAGCTCTTTACGGAATGGATGTACCTGCAGGCACTTGGATGGTTAGCATGAAAGTAGATGACGAGAAAATATACAACGACGCAAAGGAGGGTACTATTAAAGGCTTTTCTATTGAAGGATATTTTGCCGACAAGTATGACCTTAGAAAAAACACAGAAAAGCAAGAAATCATAAACAAATTAAAAGATTTGTTAAAATGAAAAGCAGCCAAACAGGAAGACTAGGAGGCAGAAAGGCTTGCCTATGTAAAAACGGAACATACGACGTAAAATGTTGCGATGGTTCTATATGGGCGCAAGGCATTGGCAGAACGACTAGAGATGCATCTACTGCCTATAAGTATAAAATAACGCATTGTACTACAGGTCACCACCATAACGTTCATATACATGGAACAGAGTTAACCGTAGGTAATGTTTACTACTTTGATTTTGCTAATGCTCATCATAATGGATGTTATACCGTTACAGAAACAATATCAGGCTCAGGCTTGCATATTGATTCAGTAGTTGCTTACGTTGATTGCGCTGCTTGTATAGCGGCTAATTAAAACCAATTTGCAACAGAAATAGCATTATTCAGTTATATACCTAGAAACAAATAATAAAATGAAAGAAATAACATTACTTAACAAAGTACGCGAGCTGCTCGGAATGGAGATAAAGCTAGAACAAAGAAAGCTAGAGGATGGCGTTACAATTATTGAAGCAGATGCTTTTGAGGCAGAAGCTGAGGTTGTAATTATCACAGAAGATGAACAAAGAATACCTTTACCTATTGGCGATTACAAAATGGAGGATGGAATGATCCTGGTAGTTGCTGAGGAAGGCATCATTGCAGAAATCAAAGAAGAGGCCGCAGAAGAGGAAGTTATTGAAGAGGAAGCAGAAAAGGAATACGAAGAGAAAGAGGAAGAAATGGCAACAGAAGAGGCTAAGCCTGTTAAAAAGGTAGTTGAGTCTGTAAGCAAAGAAACTTACTTTACAGAAATCGAAGCTTTGAAGAAAGAAAACGAAGAGTTAAAATCTGAGATTGAGAAGCTTTCGAAAGTTGAGGAAGTAGTTGAGGAAAAAACGGAATTATCTGTTGAAGAATTAGACCCTGCAGTTAAGCCTATTTCTTTCAATCCTGAAAACAAACAAGAAAAAGAAAGAATTTTGTACGCTCAGAATAGAACGGAAACGACTCTAGACAGAATTTACAGAAAATTAAATAAATAAATAATTAATAATTAAAACCTAAAAATTATGGCAGACCAGCCAACTTTTCCAGGAAGCACTTACAACGGCCAAGCAGCAGGCAAATATATCTCTGCGGCACTTTTAAGCGCTCCAACAATTGAAAACGGTGGAGTAACCGTTTTAGAAAATGTTAAATTCAAAGAAGTTTTACAGACTTTGGATACTAACGCATTATTAACTGACGCAACTTGCGACTTTGATGACACTCGTACCGTTACTATGGGCGAGTCTGTACTTGAAGTAAAAGATATGCAAGTAAACCTTCAACTTTGTCGCTCACAATTCCATAATTCATGGTCAGCGGCTGAGATGGGAGCATCTGCATTCGCAGACATTCCTGCATCTTTTGAAGATTACCTACTTGGATATGTTGCTTCTAAAGTAGCAGCTTCAAACGAAACTTTACTTTGGACAGGTGTTGCAGGAGCAAATGCTTATGATGGTATTACTACAATCTTAAACGCAGCAGGTCTTCCTGCAGCTCAGGATATCGCAAAAGTTGCTATTGACGCAGCAAATGTAATTGACCAAATGGGAGCTGTAGTTGACGCTATTCCTACAACGGTCTACGGAGCTGAGGATTTAAAACTGTATGTTTCTTCTAACGTTGCAAGAGCTTACGTTCGCGCACTCGGTGGATTTGCAGCAGCAGGCCTTGGAGCAAATGGTTCAGACAACAAAGGAACACAATGGTACACTAACGGTAGCCTTTCTTTTGATGGAGTTCCTGTATTTGTTGCTAACGGATTGGCAGACGATAACATGGTAGCAGCGCAAACTAGCAACCTATATTTCGGAACATCTTTACTTGCAGACCACCAAGAAGCGGCTGTAATTCCTGTTCATTTATATGACGGAAGCGACAACGTGAGAATTGTTATGAGAATGTCCTGTGGCGCTCAGGTAGGTATTCCTAACGATTGCGTAATTTATTCTTAATAATTAATCAGAATTAGAAAAAGGTGGGTAAGATTGCCTGCCTTTTTTTATTCATAAAAACTAAATAAAATGGCGTGTGACATCACAGCAGGTCGAATTGAACAGTGCAAGGACTCCGTAAGCGGATTAAAGGCTATGTATCTAATCAATTTCGAAGACCTAAACTCAGACTCTCCAACGTATGTAAGTTACGGAACAGGAGACAACGTTGACGAAATTATCGATTGGATTCCTGTCGACGATACAACTCAACTTACTATGTACAAATTCGAATTGAAGAGTACAGCTAATTCCTTCACGACAGCAATTAACTCTAGTCGCGACAATGGGACAACATTCTTTGAACAAACTTTAGTGGCAGCATTAAAGAGACAAGACGTTGTAACTCACAAGAATATAAAGCTTTTGGCTTACGGAAGACCAAGAATCATTGTGAGGACTATGACAGACCAATTCTTTTTAATGGGCTTAGACCAAGGCGCGGATGTCTCTGCAGGTGAAATTAGCTCAGGTTCAGATTTAGGATCTTTTAATGGGTATTCACTCACGTTCACAGCGCAAGAGGAACTACCTGCAAATTTCTTATTAGCAACTAGCGAAGCAGAATTAAAAACATTGTTTAATAATAGCGCAGGAGATGCTATTATCAATGACGGAACAGTATAAGTTTTCCTTACCTTTCATAATGTGTAATTAAGCGTCTAGAAATAGGCGCTTTTTTTGTTTCCAGGATCCAATAAGAAACAAATAATACCAAAATCAGTTATATATACAGCATGATAATACTACAGCCTATATTGACAGAGCAGAGTTTTAGCTTTATACCTAGAAGCCAAACCTATGATGGTTTATTTATCAGAGGCGAATCTACAAATGTTACAACCGAGATA